GCTCCATACTCAGCATCCATAACATAAGTATCAACACCACCTGATGTAGTAGCAGTTGTAATAGTTCCTACTTGACCAGTACCTGTACCTTGTAATTGTGCATCTAATTGACGTTTAATTTCTACCGTAGCCCCTGCGGTTAATCTCCTAACGGCATTAATTACTGATTTACGACGGTCGTCAGTAGACCATTGAGTTAATTTAGTATATTCAATATTCTCTGATAGAAATACAGGTCTAACAACGGCTTTGTCCCAAGTAGGACCGCCGCCTCGTCCCATATCTCCACCATCTGGATTAAAATATTGAAACCTACCACCTGGTCTTAATTCCATAGGTGCTCGCATTTCGCGATAGCTAACTACTTCTACATCACGTTTTTTAATATTACCTAAAAATGTGTCATCAGATTCGAATACAGTAGTAACTTTCGGTAGAACTTTTTCTAGTTCTGTACCGGCTACTACTGATTCAACTACAGGTCCTGGCATAAGCTATCTCCTTAGTCACGCATGAAAAAGTCAGTTACAGATTCTCCCTTTTTCATCCCATTTTTATTTTGTGGCTGGGAAGGTCTGCCAGGTGTTATATTCCTCTGTCTGCGAGGAGTTTCTTCGTCGTCAACTTCTTTTTCCCTTATTTTGGGAGCTAAATCTTTTAGAGCTTCTGCTCTAGCTTTGAGAATAGCATTTTTGAGATTCCCTTTTGCTTTGGAAAGATAAAATGATTGTATCCTTCCCAAAGAATCTCGTGAGAATTTAGATTCAAATGCAGATTTCCATAATCTATTAAGATTTTTACTCACACTTGGATCAGAAGCTATAGCAGATGTAAGAATCTTCATAGCGTCTGCTACAGCATTCTTTTTTACATAACCTGACATAACATTCTTTGGATCAATATAGTCAGATATAGTAGCTTTTAATGTATTATCAACTCGTGTCTGTAAATCATCACGAGAAGATTCAAATCTTTCCTGAACCCAAGAGAGTCTTTCTTTCTCAGATTCACTTTGTTCATCAGGACTTTTTTTCGGAACACGAGTAGTAGGTGGAGTAAATTTTGTGTTTCCAAACACATATTGGTTAACCATCAGAGCGGCTTGTTTTAAATCAGCAGCTCTATCAGGATCAGTATTTTCTAAATCGTTAGCTTCTGCTACCATTTCCATAATGAGTCTTTTATTTAAATTTCCAATTACATGGAAATATGCTTCCTTATCAACCTTAGCTAATGTAGGAAGATAATCATCAATAATAATATTAAAAGCTTTCTCATCTGTCTCCTTAACTGATCTTAATATTTCTTCTGTATTTCCACTAAGTAATTGGGATTCAAAACTATTAAATGTTTCAGATTTCTCAGCTACTTCCTTAGCATCATCAAAGGAACCAAACATTTCAGTAATTTGTTTATCACGATACATCATTTTTTCTAAAAAAGGAAAATCTTTAAATACGTCAGGATATTTCTTTAGAATTTCTCTTTTACGCGGAGGAGTTTCTATTTCTTCATTTCGTTCCTCAATATTTAATTTTTCAATTTCTTCATCATCTTCTTCAGGCTCAATAAGTTCTAATTCATCATCTTCTTCCTTCTCTCTTACTTCCTTATCTTCTTTATCTTCCTCTGATATAACTTTCTCTTTAATCTTATCTGGAACAACTTTTTCATCATCAATAGTTTTAAACAAATCATTAATATCATCAGCCGTCTTCGGAGACGGAATTTTTGTAGATCCTTCAGGAGATAAAACTTCTGGTGGAGCATACAACAATATTGGTTCATTCAATAGGAGTCTGTGCATTACCGCCTCCACTCACTTTTCCAGATTGTTTCGGCTTAGGTGGAGGCGGTGCTCCAGCAGGAACATCTGAAGTTTTTTGTTTATCCTTTACTCCAGCTAATGATAATTGATCATCATGTAGTTGTTGAGTTTGTATCTGTTGTTGAATTATATTTAAATATCCTTTCATATACAATAAAACGTTTTTATATCCATCAGGATTCTCTTTCTTAGCTAATCGTCCTGCAGAGCCTATTAACCAAGATTTACAGATAGTAGCCGCAATTTGAGGATTAACTACATCTGCATCAATTTCTATAGATGGCTGCTCTTGCGGTTCTTGTACGTCTGCACTTCCAGTCGCTTTTGCTTGTTGATATAATTCAACAGATTTAGGATCAACAGGAATTGGAGTGCTATTAACAAGTTCATCAATGTCTTCATGTATTTTTTGTCTATCTTCTTCACCAGGGAGTTTGAATCCCGGAATTTTAATAATTTTACTAACATACGGTAGATTTTCAGGGTCCATCAGAGCGGCTGTTACTTCTTGATTATTCAAATTCATTAATTGTAAAATAATATCTGCTTGTTGCTCATCACTTATTGGAAGTTTCTCATCAGGTTCTAACTCTATAGAACCAATACGTCCATCCATTTCAGCTCTTCTAATAAATACATTTACAAATTTACCCATATCATTTTTCTCAACAATTCTTTCATCTTCAACCATATTTTTCATATACATTGGAATAGCTTTACCAAATATAGTTTTCCACCAAATAATTAACATCTTCCAAGGTGTCTGTAACCTTTGCAATGCCATTCCTTTGGACATTGCATATTCCGATGCCGTTCGTGAGCTACCAGCTCCTTGATTTCCACCAAAAATTGATGGAAGAGCACCTGAAACGAATTGACCTAATTCTTGAATAATTCTATAGAAATTAACTACTTCAGGAGCTAATGCAGCCGTTTTCGATGTATAAAATGCTTCTGCAATATTACGGGAGCCTGCAACAGGTTTAGTAGGAGTTATCGTACCAGGCATGGCTTCTATTTGACGTTGTGCATTAAAGTTAACAACAGCAGGATCAGCCCATGTCTGTTCTATTCCATGCTCAATAGTTTGAAGAGTTAAACTAATTAAATCATTTATAATATCTTGAACATTTGTTACTAACTCTCCAAGAGGATCATGATTTAGATAATCAGACATTGGATTATGAGATAGAGTCCAATGGTCATCTAAAGATTCATCTTCGTAATAAACTGGAATATCATTTACCGTTACAAATTTAACACCATTAGGAAACTTTTTCTTTAGTTTCTTATAATCAGCATCTTCTAAAATATTAAATGATGCAACTCTTTGCCAACAATTTTTAACTGTTACATTTTCATCTGGGAACTCACCTCTATATTGTGTATTAAGTCGTCCATATTGTTCATAAGGATCATTAACTCCCCCTGCACTAAAACCAGAGCCACCGTGAGGAATTTTCTCTCTTAGATATGGATAACATTCCATCGCGTTGGCATAGTGAGTTTCATAACTAAAATGTAGATAAGGAGTGTCTGCTTGTTTTTTAGCGTAATTAGCTACTTTAATATATAATCCACCATAAATTTCTAAGCAAACACGACTCTTCGGTTCTTTAGTTGTTCCAACTAAACGAGGAATTTTAAGTTTAGTTTTTTGTAAATCAGAATTTACTGAAGCACCACATTCTATGCAAATGTTACCTTGTGCATTTGGTTGATAATTTGATTGTTGTACTGTTACTTCTCCTCTTGGTGTATCTCCATTACTTCCTGGAGTGCCTTCTTCAAAGAAGTTACAGGTTCCCTCTGGTACTATTTGATCTTCAGATCCATGAATTGTGCATTTATTTTGATCCGGTAAAAACATAGAACATTCAGAACATAATCCTGTTGATTGATCTTTTCCATCTTCTTCATGAGAATCAAACATTTCATCTGGAATTCTAGCTCCACATTGTGGACATACATAAGAATCTACTTCTTCATCTTTATATTTAGGTTTCTCATATGTGCCATAAGACTTATCCTCTTTCGAATAATTATAACAACCAATTAATCCTTCGGTACAATAAATGTAAAGGGCATGAAGCCACAAAAACATTACGTCATTATGCTTATAAATTAATTCAGAAATTTTATCCCCTGCTTTAGCTGTGCTTATGTCAAGAGGATTCTCAGCATCATCTGGGACACAGTTAATAGCAGGAATCTGTATACTCAGAGCGGCTATGATTGTCTCTAAAAACGCTTTATATACGTTAATAGGTTTATCATAATAATCTTGATCCGTATCTGAAGAATTAATTTCTCTATTATATATTTTGTAATCTCCTGTTGATTCACTCCAATAAATTTGGGAGAAGTTGTTCCAATATAATTTTTGTCTCCTCCAATGACGAATCTGACGCTCTCGCGTCATATGATCTTCTTTATCAAAGTGGTCAGCAACCGTCTTTAATAGATCACAAATTTCGTCAAAATCACTGTCTTTGTGTGGTTCAAGCATTGTGTATTTCAGTCACTGTGAAACTTAATCACTATGAAATTTAACCAAATTGCTTTCTATTAAACATAGATTTTTTATTACTCTTTACTCCAGTAATTGAACTCATCATCTTATCAAATTCACCAATATCTGGACTAATTCCAGATGACTTTGGCATTTTTCCACCTGATGTGGAACTTTTCATAATGCCTTTGCCAACCTTTTTAAAATTCTTACCAATTAATATTCCTTTTCTTTTAGAACCAAACATTTTATGTTCCATAAAATTCTGTTTAGATATTCTTGGTTTTAGAATACTATTATTACGACTCATCCCATCGGAAAAAGCTAAAGAAGATTTATTCCAACTACTCATAACTTAACTCATTACAACAGTATGTTGCCCACCAGGATTAGCAACAATAACATAGGTTAGAGTTGTCATAGGAGTTAGTGGAAACCAAAATGAACCTGTAACATCTACGACATTAACCATACCATCTGCGTAATCGAAGTTGATATTTTTTACTTGTGAAAAGAATTTGGCAACACTATTATTATTAATATCTTTAGCTGTTACTCTAACAGTAGCATTGGTAAGAGGAACATTTGCCATCTTATGACATCACAATAGTAGTCACACCAGCAGTAATAACCTGTGTAATAGTAGTTAATGCTGAATAATCATAATATACGATGCCACCGGCACCGGATCGTGTAAGTTTAACCACATTACGATTAAAATCATATTCAATATCTACAACATCAGTAAATTTCTGTGTAGTAACAGCTTGTCCTGGTCCTGTAGAACCAGTAACAGTTACAGTAGCCGGTGCCGCATTTGCCATTAGTTTGCTTTCTCCTTCTCTTCTTCAATTCCTAATTCATTCTCTAAGTTCTTAATACTTTCATCTTTTTTAGAAATGAGAATATCAGGTTTACCTAAATTTTTAGATTCTCTAAGTATTCTAGATTCTTCTCTATCCCTAGCTTCTAATGCTGCCCTCTTACGACTAAATAATCCAGATGTTGAAATAACTGGATTGATTTCTATTGGGGCAGACTCTACAACCTTAGGTTGAACAATATTTAGAAGTGTTTCTGTAAGTTGTCTCTTCTCATCATTTACATAAGCTAATTGAGCTCTTAGAGTTTCACAACTTTTACAGGTTTCATAAGGTTTACCAAGAAGAAACATAATGAATCGAATCAATGAGTTCTCCTTCGTGCAAATCTACTTCTTCGACTGATAGGAATACAATCTTGCATTGTAGCAATATCTTGTTTCTCAATAGCTTCCATTCTTCTATAAAAGGCTGTCATATCACCATTAGTTGCTAATGAATCAATTACTTGTTGTTTCTTAGCAGCTATATCTAAGCCTGCAATTTCACCGAGAAGAAACTTATTTGCAGCTTTGCAGAAATATCGAAGATCATCAATTGGATCATCTCCTTCAAATTCTGCGATATCTTCAATCTTCTTATCATCATAAATGCACATTGGAATAGTTTCTATTAAAATTTTACAATCTTCGAAGATTTGTAATATGGGAAGATTATCTTCCTCAGGTTCGTCATAGAATTGTTTCTTATAATTCTCTAAAGCTATTGGTCCAAAATTTCTATAAATTTCTTGAGAAAGTGCAATATCAAAGAATTCACCTTTAGCTCTTAAATTTGTTTTCTTTTCCCATCTTAACATATCATGAACAAGCTGCAATCCGGCTACGCGGCTACCAGGAGTATTTTCTGATGATGTTGGAACCAAATCAGAATACTTCTGAAATTCGTTAGCGATGAGTTCACCGCCTCTATTTTGCCATGCACTACCACATAGAACAGTATGTATTGGTATTTCATTACTTTCAGCATTAACTTCTCTTATTTCCGAAGCCCAATATGGGATGTCTCTACCATACCAAGACCGTTCTCTATAAATGTACACTCTATGATTTGGTGCGATAGCTCCCCACATTGCATAACACATCGCTCTTTTACCCCAGTCAATAGACAATATTCTCGGCCACCATTCAGGTATTTGGAATCGTTTAATAACATGCAATGCATTATCTGGTTCACCGCTAAAATGCATTGGTCTGAAGGTTGTAAATACTGATCCTTTATAAGCATGCCAGTCACCATATCTTTTTGCTTTATATTCCGCTTCAGAAACGACTTTAAGAATTTCAAGTTTTTTAACATACGTTGGATCATATTCCATTCCATAAGGATTATCCTCTGCTTTTGCTGGAATAAATATTCTTAATAATCCTGTACTAACATCTCTTATTATTTGATGTCCATCTTCACATGGTTTAACAAATCTATTGTAGACGAATGTTTGTCCAATTCCACCTGGATTGGAGCCGTTCCTAACAATAGCAATATTGAACGAACTGCTAGGACGAACGCGGCTACCAACCATATAATGATATGGATACGCTGAAAAATGGGTAAGTTCATCGAAGGCGCAATAGTTATACTGACTAGAATCGTACATAGTAATATCACCAGCATGCTGTACATGACCAAAATCTTGATATGCATTTGTTTCTGGCCACTCCCAACTATGTTTCTGTTCATTATATTTAGCTCCAGTTTTAGGATAATATTCCTTACTTAATCGTATGATTTCTCGTTCAAGATCTGGGAATTTGTTACGTAAAATGATACCTTTATATCCTCTAAACTTATAGAACCCACGAAATAAAGGAAGTAATGTGAGAATCCAAGATTTTCCACCATAGGCAGCACCACCATAAAGGGCTTCAAAGACTTCATCTGGAAGTGTTAATAATTCTTCCTGAACTGTATGAGGTTTAATATTTTTATCTCTAAGAAAGTCCTCATATAAACCATTTCCTGGATCTGAAGATACAATACCATTTGATATAGAAATAGGCATTAACCGATGATAACAATTTTAAATAATGTTGTGATTGGAATAGAACCTGGACCTAATGTAGTAGAAAAAGATCCAAAATTATTCGATGCCGTTAGCACGTAGGTGTGTGACGCTGACGGATTGAGTAATGTAAACGTAGCCTGACAACTCGTTAAATTATTTACTAATGAACAAGTTGTAACTAATGGTACTGGAGCTAAAGCATCAATTTTCAAAGTGTAAGTGAATGTCTGTGCTACAGCTACAGTCTCTCCTTGATTCCATATAGCTGTTGCACCTTGAGCATAACTTACTGAAGCTACTAGAAGAAATAAGAGACTGAGAAAAAATCTTTTCATTGTTTCCTCAAATCGTTGAGCCTGTGTCTGCCAATGTGACTTCTATAGTTGAATCCGGCATTAATGTTTTCCATGCTGGTATTCCAGACAGACCTGCATCAATCTTCCAATCATATGTGCTAGTAGGAACCTTAATATTCTTTAATGTCAACTTAACTGGAGCTGGTGCAATTAAATATCCTGCAGCTTTCAATTTACCTCCTACAGTAATATTCTGTAATGTAATATTCTCAGGAGCACGTAAAAATGTAAATGCTCGTCCTGTTCCTTTTGTAATTCCCAATGGATCAATATTAGTAAAATGAATATTATCAAACATAACATTTTTCATTGTTCTACTTGGATGTCCAACATTATTATCAGAACCTTGCATTACAATACAAGCTCCACCAATATCACAAATACAATCTTTAACTAATACATCCTCAATCGTAGAGTATGGAGCAGTCGTACTCTGATTACGAGGTGTGAATACAAAGAATGCAGAAGCTTGACCTTCTGAAATTCCACCTGAGTATTTCATCCTACAATTTAGAACTTGAACTCCTTTAGCATTTTTTAATTCAAATGTATTCTTTAATTGTATCCCTAATGCATACCAATTTGGATCTTTTGAGAAATCACAATTTCTAAATGTGATTAAACTTGGTATGTGACTTTCTTGACTAGGATCTTCTCCACCAGCCATGAAATTCTCGCCAGCGGCTTCGATATAACAATTATCAACTAGTAAGCCAGGGGCAGTCATATCAGACGTGAATATAGCTTGAGTATCTTGCCCTATTCTTTTAAATCCAGCTATATAACAGCCAATGAAAGCCATATTACCACCATTGGCTCTAATACCTCGCTTATTTGTATCACCTAGTATCTTACACTGAGTGAATCGGGGTCCAACGGCGCCGTTAATATTCAAAACTGAATCCGCCGTGCCATGTATTTCAAGTCCATATCCTGTGACTTGTGCTTGTACAATCATTCCACCAGAAAACACTGGTTGTTTATCTGTAAAATTTGCGCGTGCTATTGATGATGATAACAACGAAGCGTTATTAATGTTAACTAATCTATTGATTACTAATGGCTTAGAGTATGTGAATTCAGGGCTAACATTAATTGTTACTGCAGAACTGGCTAGAGCAGTATCGAATTCGGCTTCTGTAGTTATAACTGATTCAAATGAATCTCTTACTCTGTTAATAATATCGGTCGCTAACGCTAATTGTGAACGAATTTCGGTATTATTCATTCTTGATGAATCATACAAAGTGTTGCGGCTGGAGCCATGAATTTAAAATAATCATAAGCATTGTTACAATCTTCAATAGAAATCTGATTTCTTACCCAGAGATAAGTTAGTAATTCATACATGATATAGAATCTTGGTCCTCTTGAACAAGGCTCGATAATAAAAGGTGGATTATTATCATCATCTACTGGTTGATCATTAGGACGATTATATGGTCTAGTACATCGTGCAAGAATTTGCCACGTTGAATCTTCATGTAAGTTGAATGGATTAAATTCACTAAATAATGTATCATATGCATCAAGTGGACCATTTGTTGTCCAATCGATGCCGTCTTCACCTACGGGAATCTTACCTGTTGAATGTTCTAATCCTAGATTCCCATCTGGTAAAACGATGCGAAAGAAGTTTCCAAAGTTGATAACTCTAGCTGGCTGTAGATCTGGAACTTCATTTGGAACAGACCATCCATAAAATACTCCATCATATCCTGGAACGAAACAAATAAATTTAGTTAAATCATGATTATTATAATTTTGTAATGCTAAAATAATTCTTTCTAAATTGTTTAATAACCATTGAAACCCATATGTCCATCCTTGAGGATCGTTATATTCACCTTGTTGTGGAGTACTATTAATAGACATCCCATCACCGGCTAATGAAAATTTAATAAACATACCCTGTTTAATGATTAGTTCTATACGACGACAAACTTCATTGAGATTGTAAGCTAAATCTAATCCAGGAACTGGATAATTAAAATCTGGTTCTGAGTAACGCCATGAAATATCAAATTCAACGTGAGTAAATCCGAGTTGTTTCATCTGACGACAATAACTAATAGTATCTTCATCATCTAACGCACCGGCTTCAGGACCGAATGCTTTAATCCATCCAAATTGTTGTGTGCGAATTGAAATACCCTGAAACCCACAAAAGACATTACACACTTGTTCTCTTGTGGGATAATTAGGGAAAGTATTACTACTGCCTCCAAGAGGAGGAAGATAGATTGTATTAGTTGCCGTATTAGAATTCGGACCACCTAAATGAATCTCTTGATTTTCATTATCTAATGTTATAGCATATACAGCAGGAAGGTATCCTGAACAGAGAACTCTTACATATGTTTGTCCAACAACTCCAGGTTTAGGAGATATAATATATCCATCAGAATTGGTTAAGCCTAGAATCATATCTTCCAATAAGACTTCAGCTTCTCTTACTGGTTGGCCTGCTGAGTTGTATACAACTACTGCTTTAGCAGACATATTAGAATTTAAATAACATCGAACCAACCCAGAAAGCTAGTCCTGCTGAAAGCAATTTGAATCTATATGGTTCGTAAGGTTCTGGATATGGAAAGGCTGCTAGAACAAAGAGAACGAATGCGAAGACTAGGAGAATATTCATTGCTTCATCTCTGCCTTTCTTGCAATTAGAACAGATTGAGCAAGTAGAGCCGCTGTCTTATCTTTATCTATAATTACCGAACGAAGAATTTCATTCTCTCTAGTTAATGCAGTTATCTGTTCTATATATTTAGTTTCTTTACTATTTACATGACCTTCAATAGTAGCAGCTTTTTGTCCTATATTATCTAACTTAGTGTTCTGTTTCCATGCATTGATTATGTTAACACAAATGATTCCAAAGGCACCTAAGACCAATGAGAATTCTGTTGCTGAATAATTAGGAAACATTTAGTTAATAATTCTTTCCACCATAATAATTAACACTTACAGACCCACCAGCTCCTGTAACTGTTGTAGATATTCTACCTCTTACAAAATTTAGTATACCAACATAATTTATTAGTACGTCTACTCCGCTAACTACTGTTGCCGGATTTGGGTTAGCCGTTGTTCCAGCAACTGGAATTAATGGTGCCCACGTTACGTTATCCATAGATGCTTCTATGGTAACGGCACCAGCTGATACTGTTCCAGTTCCTGTAATTGTGAAACTATGGTTTCTAAAAGAGGAGGGAATGGCTAATACGGTTCCGGCACCGGTGGTTGCGGCTGCTTGTAATGGAGTTACCACTCCAGACATTGCTGCTAGCATTTTTTCCCTTTCATGTTACGTCGATAATCTTGTATTCACTAACCTTCTTCTGTTCAGGAGTGTAGAAATGATAATGTACTTCTCTATCCTTACCATTCTTAGCAGACTCAGCTCGTTCTTTTCTAATTGATTCAACTGTCTTCGATGCCGCTGAGATGACTGCTGGTAACTTATCAGCTCTAACATCATCAAGTTTACCAGATAACATTTTTACTGAAGCATTGAGTAGTTCTAAAGCTGTATCGTGAGCCAAACCAAGTTTGATTTGACTGTCATGATTATCTAAGATGTCTTCTAGTTTGGTTTCTGGAGGAGGAGGAATGAATGGATTAAAACTAGGTTTAGGTGATTCTAATTCTACTTCTACACTACTTCTACACTGTCCTGCTTCTACACTGTCCTGCTTCGACACTCCTATACCAAATAATGACATAGCATTGTTACGAGAACTTGTTGAATTTTTTAATCTATTAATTAGATTCATAGGACTGTTTAACCGCTTAGCGGCATCCTTTTCATTCACAATCATTTACACTACGCCTCAGCTTGCATCATAGCACAGCTTAGCGGCTCTGTCAAGGTCTTTTTTATTGGTGTTTTTGTTGATACTGAAAGTTTCAGATGTTTTATTTTTATTTTATTTTTATTTTTATTTATAAAGTTAGTAATATTAGAGTGGGGTATTATTACGAGGTATTATTAGAGCGGGGTTAATAGTCCGGACTGTAACGTCAATAGAGTCCCTAATCTATGGTGCCCTATGGGTGTATGGTTAGGGTTAGTTTCTAAGAGAGGAAGAGAATGGTTGCCAATCAATTAAGACTGGCAGCCATTCCCACTGGCAGTGTTATTTCTTTGTCTGAGCTGCTACGATACCCGGCTTGATGAGCGCTACGGCATCCTCGATGGAAACGTTTGTCGCGTTGGAGTAGTTACGCACAACAAGCCGGAACTGTTTCTGAACATCATCCGGCCAAGTGGCATCGACAAATTCAGCAATCGGGTCTGATGCTTCCGAATACCTAATCTCGTTGTCACCGAGAATGAGCCGACGAACAATGTCCTTCTCTTCCGACACCTTTGTCAAATCCATAAACTCAGAGAGAGACACAGGGAGCGTTTCCGGCAACGATTCATCCCAATTCTCGAATTGAATTTCCTGTGGATTGCGACCCCTGGAAAGACCGAGAAATACTCTCGTTCCCTTGCCAGTCTTCCCCTCATTCAAAACCTTTTCTCTCTCGGCCATGTCCTTTTCACGGGCCTTAAGTGCTTCCTTGGTTGCTTCCTTCGCCGTTTTCGTCTCTTCTGCCTTGGTTGTCATGATATGTCTCCTTCAAGGTCGGGAAATACCGACAGGGGAATAATCTCACAAAACAGGATTGGTTGTCAAGGTTAATTTCAGAAGATTCTTACGCAAGGAGCAAAAAATTTTGACGGTTGCTGTCGCACGTTGTCGCACGTTGAGGCACGTTGCGCAGACGTTACAGCTCGCTCAGACCGACAGCTAACCTGTTGACAACACAGGTAGTTAGGTTCGATTCAGGCCGTTTTCTCTGTCAGGGTGTCCAGACCCCCCCCACACCTTTCCCCTCCCCCGCTGGGTCTTTTTTATATATATTTTTATATATTATTATATATATATAATATAATATATAAAGAGCCCACCCCCGGCCCTTGACAGCGACGGGGCTAGTCTGCTACACTGAGGCATGCACGCTGACGCATGCCCGAAACCCGTGCTAACTGTTGACACCAAAGGGCTTACGCCGTCCGGTCAACGCACCGCAACGCACCGCAACCAGCCACAACCGCCCCCCGCACCCACCAGGAACCCATCATGATAGACGAACAATTGAAGAACCAAATACTTTCTTCAATAGAAAGATTCGGTTGTGCAGAAGAGAAAGAAATTAAGATAAATACAAACATAAGAGACGTTCTTAGTTTTTCTTCGGGTGCCGCTCGGCTACAATCCTCCGTGATTCGAAAAGCTAGCTTACTACTCGGACAGCCGGAACATTTGAGTGTTCTCAATCCATTCCAAATTCGTTGCTGTCTCTGTCACAGAGTCATAAGCTATCCAGCTTGGTATTATAGGATTAAGTATGCAGTGAACGAGTTTAACTACTTCATTTGTTTTGATTCTTCAAGTCCATCGAAGCCATCAGTAAGATGTTACAGGAGATGAGTATGATTCTTTGGAGTAAATATGCGAGTTAAAGTAGAATTAGAATTAGAAGTTATTACAGACTACAAGGAGATTGCAGGATGTACAGAGGAGAATTTTAAAGAACATATTAAATATATTCTTACAGAGCAATTATTATCAGATAATGTAGGTGATTTGGACTATGTAAGCGTAATTAACAATATCACATTTCCAGAGGGAGACAAAAATGACACAGTTTAGAAACAATCCCACTATGCAGAATGAGAACAAGGAAGGAATGGTAAAGAGGTATGTGCATCAGCCGCTAAGTGTAGAACACTACGGCATCCACGCTAAGATTCAAGAGAATGGAAGAGTGCTGATTACAGGACAAGCCACTCCTGTTCAAGGCAGCGAGGGTGAGCTGGAATTTGATGAAGTAGAAATTCCAGCAAGTCTCGTATTCAAACTTGCTACTCTTCTAAAAGCAACACGGACGATTAAATTCGTATCAGTTGCCGAAGCCGCTAACCTACCACAAGTAGAAAGAGAATAGAGTAGGTAAAAGCCGTGTTAGATTCAGGGTCACAGTCACAGTGATTAGCAGAGACATGAGTTTAACATCACAAACACATGAGTTTAACATGGCTTTGTCCAAAATGTCAGGAAGAATTAGGAGAATTAAATGGATACTGTGTATATTGTAAGATTAATTTTAATGAAACAATATACAATCCAGATAAGTATTACGTTAGAGACGTATTTGTTAGACATATTGGAGAAACAATGACAAAAGAAGATGAGATGAGTCAGAAAGAGTTTGAGAATAAGATTGATTCTAATAACAGTCTAACAGCACAAGAGAAGCTCTTCTCAAAACTATTCTATCATGAGAAGTTACTAGTAAGAGATATGAATATTCTTGAGCTTCGAGCACATAGAGAAGAATTAGGAAGAATATCATTTGAAGCTAGAGCTAGACACACAGCTGCTACGGACGAGGAAGATAAACGTTCTAAGAAGAATGAAAAAACAAAAGGATTTGAACGTAGCCTAAACACAGATGAAGCAACTACAGATGCTATCAATACGATTAAGGAAAGACAAAAGAGACTAACAGGTAAAGAAAAGATTAGACAAACTTTAGTTAAGTTATTTATGACATCTGGAATGACTCAACTAGAGGCAGAGAAGGAAGCAGACCAAAAGACCGGTGCCGCTGCCATCCTTACAGTTCAGGAAGATAAGAAAGAAAAGAAGAATCTTCCTCCTACCACTAAGCAAATAGAAATTAGTAAACCAGTATTCAATCCATTTGAGAAGAAATAATGTCCCTTACACAAATCATACGTCAAGAGTGTCCTACGTGTAAGAAGATAGCCGTTGAGCAGTCTAGGATGAAGATTGGTAAAACATTAATCATCAAATTAGCTTGTGGTCACATTCTTCATTCTGAGATTCTAGGTGTAGCGAGTGAAACGAGCTACGAAACAATAGTATTCTCAGATGGTTGCCGTCCTCGCCCCTACCAGATAGATGCTGTTAAATTCGCTGAAGAAGCTGATGCACGTTGTATAATAGCTGATGAACAGGGTTTAGGTAAGACAATAGAAGTTCTTAGTCTCCTACGTCTACATCAAGAGAAGCTTTTACCCGCCGTAGTTGTTTGTCCCTCAACAGTTAAATTGCAATGGATGTTTGAGATTCACCGTATTTGCGGCAACGGTAAAGAATTCCTTACACAGGTTATTCAGTCAGGTAAAGAAAGAGCAATGCCTGGCTTTAAGATTTATGTAGTCACATATGATATGTTAAAGAATACAGATATGTTCTCTTTCCTTCCAGAAGGACATATCAAAACTTTAATCATAGATGAATGTCAGAGAATTAAAAATCATCTAAGTGATAGAGCGAAAGCCGTTCAGAGGTTAGGTAGGGTTACAAAGCATATTCTTCCTATGAGTGGAACACCAATTAAGAATAACGCTGGTGAATATTTCACCGTTCTTAATCTAGTCAAACCAACTGTCTTCCCTCACTATCAGAAATTTATAGATAACTACTGTGATGCCTATTCTAACGGTTGGGGACAGAAAATTGGAGGGTTAAAGGATGCTGATAGATTTCACGAAGATACTAAAGACATAATCATTAGACGAACAAAGAATGAAGTTTTAAAAGATTTGCCAAGTATAGATAGGAAATTTCATCACGTAGAACTTGACCGTAAACTCAATAAAGCATACGAATCTGCTCTACAGGAATTAGATGATTTACTTTATAGTGATGAAGGTAATTCATTCTCAGGCGGAGCCGCTAAGATAGCAATAATGCAGAAGCTAAGACATATTACAGGCATAAGCAAAGTCACTGAGTGTGTTGATTTTGTAATTGAATTTCTTCTAAGTACAGAAAGAAAGATGGTAGTATTCACACATCATCAAGATGTGATGGAGATACTAAGAGTTCAATTAGATTCATGGTTAGCTGCCGGTGGATTTGGTAAGGTTTGTACTCTACACGCTGGATTAGATGGGAACGCTAGGAGTCAGCTAGTAAAAGATTTCAAAGATGACCCTAGTCGAAGAGTAATGATAGCATCTACGTTAGCGGCTGGAGAAGGAATAAATCTTCAATTCTGTTCCGATGCCGTTATCCTAGAGAGGCAGTGGAATCCTGCAAACGAAGAACAAGCAGAAGCAAGATTTCACAGATTCGGTCAGTTGAATAATGTATCTATCACATATATGTTAGCTAGCGGAACGATAGATGAATATTTCACAGAATTAGTAGAAGTTAAACGTTCAATTGTAGCAAGCACATTAGACAACAAAGAAATTGCTTGGGACCAGCAGAGTCTTATGAAGGAATTGGCTGAAATTCTTGTAACAAGAGGAAAGAAAGCTTGGAGTTTGTAATGACTGAAGAATTAAAATATTGTCCTAAATGTAAACGTGAAATTAAACCACACAATCGTTGCATCTGCTAAGAAGTTTGTAATGAAAGAGATTCAATCGTAGTTAATTAAGGAGAATGAAAATGTGTCAATTTGGTAATTCATCAAAAATCATAAGTGAATTAGATCTTACTGAATCAGAAGCATTAATTGGATATAGATCAAATTATATCACTAATGTATTCAATAATAATGAAAAATTTCTTAAATCAATTAATCAAGATTTTATTTGGAATAAAAAAGAAATAATAAGAGCAAATCCTACAAAAGAAAATTCAAAAGGTATTTACTCATATAAAAATTATTATAACCATAATAATTATAATTATCATAAGAATTATTCTTATAATTATTATAATTATAAAAATTATTATAATAGTTATTATTATTCTTATAATTATAAGAATTATTCTTATGGTTATAATAATTTTTATACTATAGAACTTAAAATTAAATTATGGGGTAGAATTTTCTCATATAATGAGGGTTATCGTTCAGAATTCGTCATTCCAACTCATCTAGTTATATTAGATAGAGATTCTGAATGGTTTACAGATTCCAAAACTATAGAATTTGCAAATCATATTAATCAAATAATTGAAAATTTAGCAAAAGAATATGATTGTAATATAATTGAATTTAAAGATTTAAAAATAAATAAAAAGATGACTCAAGCGGAGCAGCTCAAAGGAAAAATAAGATGAAAACTTACAAACTCATAACGTTTATTGAAGTAGATGAAACCAACAGTAATGTTCCAACTTTAGAAGAGTTCATCGAAGCTGTAGGAGACTCATTATCAACTCCAGATAATCATCACTATGGAATTAAGAAGATTGAAACAACAGGTGAAGAAGTGGAAAACTTCTAAAGATTTTATAGGAAGAAATAATAATGACAAATCTTAAAGAAGTTAACTTTGGATTGAATCAATATTGTGGTCCAGCTGTTCTTAGTATTTTAACAGGAGAATCTACAGATAGATGTGCAGCCGTTATCAGTGCTATAAGTGGCGAGAAAGAGATTAAAGCCGTTGATAGAGGACATCTTCGAGAAGCATTTAAGAGACTAAAGTTTGATGTAGAAGTAACAAATCATTCAGGTTCAAGTCTCTATGGAGTCTTGTATAGACTTCGTAGTCAAGCTGGACTATATGTAGTCTTCGTTCCTCATCATGTAGTTGCAGTTGAGGTCACAAACAAAGAGATATTCATCTGTGACAACCACTCAAAGACTCCATTAGATATCAAATCTTCAGCTAGATTAATGCAGAGGGTTGAGGCTGTATGGAAAGTCTTTCCTCATCCTATTCCAAAGCTTATTAGAGAAGAAATTGAATTAACTAAACTTACTAGTAGAATTAATATTAATAAATATAGTTATTATGAAAATGAAGAAGATAATACAAAAACTTCTCTAGGATACATATATTATAAGGATAAGAAAGAGTTAGAAGACATATTATATAAAATTAATAATTTTTATGAAAATGTAAAATATGACTGAGAGTCAAAAACTTACTGAAATAGCTAAGATTTTAAAGAAAAGATTCCCAAATCTTTCATTTGAAGATGTATTAGATTTAGCTCAACTCATTTTGAATAAGGTGAACAAATGAGCTTTAAATACGAAGAAACTCTCTGTCCTGATTGTGGCGGACAGATGATGTCTCGTACAGGTCAGTATGGAACATTCTGGGGATGTCGTTCTTATCCTCAATGCAGAGGTACAAGAGATAGTCAAGGACGTTCTAAACAAGAAAGAGCAGAATGGAAGAAGCAACAACAAGGTGAAAATTACGAAATAGATAAGAAAGATGAAATTAACAAATTTTCATTTAAGAGGACAAAATGATTGTTCGTTTAGTTTGTCATGATTGTCAACATATTAATAAAGATAGATTAGGTATGCCAGGATTTGAGTTGTTAGAATATGAATTTGATTCATTTAGCGATGCTTATACTCACATGGTACAACATCCAAATCATCACATTAGCATCAGTATAATAGAGGAAAGCGAAAATTGACTATTCAACGAGCGATTGAACTCCTACATGCCATGAAAGAGAAGCATGGTGATATCGAAGTATTCTTCGATTGTCAGTATTGCGGAAAGTCTACACGGCCGGAAGCTCTTGTCGCCGTTGCGATGATTCAGAAAGCGCCATCGCGATGAAAGAGTTAACGACTAATAAAGAATGTCCTAACTGTGACTATAAAGCATTAGATACAGTTAGAGAAGGTGTATTAATGTGGGCATTTAAATGTCAGAAATGTAAAAATATTTGGGTATTTAATAAGAGTGCAAACTGTAAAGATTGGTTTTATAAAAAGACACGAGAGGAAAAATACAACAATGATTGACGAAGATTTTGTTGATGCAGAAATAGTTTATGTTACTATCACAAAAGATATATTATCTACCATTCAATGGAGAACTAAAGAGAGAGAATTAATCTACGTTAAAGATATGGAAGATAAACATATTCGAAATAGTGCATTATTTCTGATGGGTATGGGTTATACAAAATGTAGAGCAATGGAAACTGTTAAGATAGCATGGTTAACAATATTTAGAATGGAGTGGGAAAGAAGAACATTTCAGAATGGTATTAAGAGATTTAGGAGTTATCCAAATTCTACGAAGGAATTAATCAATGACTGACATTATTCCGTCTTCAAAGGCTACGATTATATTAGATGCGAGTAAGATAGACCTTTTCGAGACATGTCCTGCCAGATATAACTTCAGACATAATCATAATAGAACATTACCAATCATACACAAAGCTAAAGCGTTGGATTTAGGAAGTTTAGCTCACGGAGGATTAGAAGTATATTACAAAGAATTAGCTTCTGGAACACATTATAATGACCGTATGCAAGCCTGCCTTATGAAAATTAGAGAACTTTCTTGTAACCCTGAAGAAAGTAACAGTGACCCAGATGAAGTTTCTGTTCTTCTCTCTGCTATTGAACAAAGTTGTGATTATTGGAGAGCTGAAGATGAGAATTCCTTAAAAATCCTTGCTGTAGAGAATCCTTTTGCATACGTATTATATGAGGATGATTCAATAAGAATTATTATTTCAGGTAAGATAGATCTTCTTGTAGATTTCACAGGAATAGGTCGTAACGCATCATACGAACGGCTTCCTATGGATCATAAGACATTTTCTCGTGATTCAATGCTCTTGAGAAAAAGTAATCAATTCATCAACTATTGTAATGCTGTGGAATCTAATTATATAGTTATTAATAGAATAGGTTTACAAAAGACTCTAAAGGCAGAAGATAAGTTCAAACGCCTTCCTCTTTCATACGACCCAATCTATATCAACGATTGGAAAGACAACTTAACTAAGATGATATTGAATGAATATCTCACAGCAGTAGCTACAGGAGTATGGGTTGAGAAGCCTACGAGTTGTAATAAGTTCAATCGTCTTTGTGAATATTACTCAATCTGTGATTCTTCTGGACAGGAGGCTAAAGATAATAAATTAGAAAATGAATATATTATTGCTGAACCTTGGGATGTTACAAAGAATCTTTCAGATGGAACAAGTTAATGACAAATCAAGAAATTTTAAATCAATCTTTGGATAAAATTATTGAATGCGTTCTTGATGAAAATATAAAAATTATAGCAACAAGAATGAGAACAGATTATGAATTTTGTATAAGTCTTTTAGGTTTTTGTACTACACTAGCTATATTAGATCCATTCTTTCTTAAAGAATTAAACAAACAATATCTTATGCTTAAACTTACAATAAAAATACAAGATGAAAAACAACATTGAAACTCATTTTCTCGTTGCCGTTGTGTACGTATGAAAGTGGTACGAGTCAACAGTAGTGCTCGAGAAAATGATAGGGGAAATCGTTGATTAGTATGCGTCACTAAATGATGACCTTCTACAACGGTTTCCCCGACACATTGTGTAGAAGTAGGATAGTGTAGAAGTAGGATAGTGTAGAAGTAGTTCTCAAGGATAGTGTAGAAGTTCATGCCGGATTGGCGAAATAGGCAAACGCATTGGACTTAAAATCCAACATCAGAGATGATTTTCCAGTTCGAATCTGGAATCCGGCACTAAGCAGAGAGAAAGAAATGACTGAGAAGCACGTTCACAAGTTTCGAAGACTTCGTTACAAATCTGGGAATGAGATTTTCTTTTGTACTCTTCCAGATTGTTCAGCTAAAATTAATCAATCTTTAGCATTAGGCAAACGTTCTATTTGTTGGAGATGTGGTGAACCATTCATTATGAATGAGTATTCTCTACGTCTTGCTAAGCCTCATTGCAATAATTGTCATAAGCCTAAAAATGAAATAGTTCCCCCTACAATAAATTTATCGGATAGACTCCAACAAATTACACAACCAGAAGAGGATGAGATATAAAATGAAATATCAACCACGAACAAAACAGAAAAAATATCAAACAACACTACGTGCAATCACACAAATCAAGGAAGCCGTTCGTAGAGATGCAATTCGTTGGAACTGTAGTGAATCATGGATATGGGTTACTGTAGCTGGTGCATTCTATAATATAGATGTTATCAAACCGTTTGAGACAAAAAACCTGAAATTAATAAAGAAAAGGAAAAGAGCTTGAAAGCTTCACAAATAACTCCTGACAACAACATATCTTTCTTATTCAAATCTAGTCCTGGATTTGGTAAAACATTAGCCGCAGCATCTTTCGCAGTAGAAGGTCCAGTCTATTTAGCTTATTGGGATAAAAGTAAACCTGTTGAACTAACTACGTATTTCACAGAGAAAAGGTTTGGTTCTCTTGCTAAGAAAATTCTGGACAATATTGAATATGATGTTTACGGCTCGGACAATGCCAATGCATATCTTAATAAACTTATTGATTTTACTAATGATTGTCGTTACTTTGCTATCATTAATGATTCTATTACATTTATGACTGCCGGTGCCGTTAACTGGTCTATGAATTTCGGTAAAGACCCAAAACTCAAGAAAAAGATTAAAGATGTTCTTCCAGATTGGGATGAATACAAAGTTGAAACTAGTATAGTAAGTCAATGTATAGATATATCTAAAAAACTTCCCTGTCATGTAATCTGGACTGCACATCCTCTAGCTGGAGTGAGTCTTAGCGGCAGTGGTGTTACTATGAAAGTTATTAGAACTAATCCTATAGTATCTTATGGTTCTAAAGTAGCTAGTATGGTTCCAGGTTCGTTCACAGAGATTTATCATTTTTCACAACTATCCGATTTCTCTTCAGGTTCAAGTAGGAAAAGATACATAGTTAATACTGAAGCTATGGGAGATGAATATGCTAAATCTCCTCTTCTAGGTGATTATGTAAAGGAATTTGATATTACTGATAAATTATTTTATACTGTATGGAAGGAACTTATTGATAAGAGTAGAGGAATTGAACCTAAGAAACCTATAGATTTAGATGAAAATATTCCAACTAGAGACTTAACTAATCCATTTGAACAGAGAACAGGATGGAAGGTGTAAATGTCGGAAAACGAATACGATCAGACACTTGCTAATCAAGCTATTAATAAACTTCGTAATCCTCCTGTTAGAATGTTAGTTACACAACAAATTACAGAATTAGAGAAAGAAATTAAAGCCCGTAAAGAATTATTACTTGCATTAGATAATGCTCCTGGAGTAGAAGATATTCTTGATAAAATGAGAAAGTTACATATCTAATGGCTAAATATAAAATTGATTTAGCAACTCAGAAAGCACTTGATAATAGTTATACATATCATGCTCCTAAAGAAGACCAACCTGAAAGATATGTCCTTATTAGAGATGCAGCTAAAGCATTTGCTATTTTATGTTGTGAGAATGCACCTAAATCAAGGGAGCTTTCTATAGCATTAACTGACTTAGAAAAAGTAGTTACTATGGTAAATAAGGCTATTGCTTGTAACGAGTAAACAATCCAACAAACCAACAACAAAAGGAAAAACAACAATGAGAGCAATCCTTACACCCGATGATCTCAAACGAGGAGATCTTGTAGAGACAACTTGGCATCCTGCGGAAATAGTAGAATATAAAGAAAAGGAAGCAGACACAGATCACTCAACTAATTGTTTATTTTACTTTAAAATTATTGATGGAGCCGGTAAGGGTGTTATTTGCCAAAAGTTATTTAATGAGAAAGCTCTAGGATTTGGTAAGTCTCTATGGAAAACTCTTAATTTCCCATATGATACCGTTAAGGGCTATGAACTTTCTTCTCAGTTATTTGAACAGACTGTTGGACATAAGTTAATGATTTATGTGAAACGTGGAAAATCAAATAAAGGGAATGATTATAATGACGTAGCAGATTTCAAGCCTATGAGCTAGTTTAATAACGTAGTCTGATTCGCCGGCATTTGGTTTAAGTGTGGCCGCTTGGTCCGTCATGCTCAACATGCCAAATGATAATATGGGATCAGGCAAACGGACCCCATTATGTTAGATGAGGAGGATGAATGAGCATTCTATTAAGATTCGATCCTGATGGTGGAGATTTAGGACGTGGAGTTAAAGTAACAGCATTAGAATTAGCTATTATTGCTCCACACATTGCTAATATTTTTCAAGCCATAATTGCAGAACAGAATATGTTTTTTGACACATCACAATTAAGGCCGATGAAATACGGCTTTGAAGTTTGGTCTAGGGATAAAAAATATTTAGGTCTAGCCTTAAATGATATTCGGCTCCCATCTAATGTTGGTTGGTATGAATGTGATGGTAAAAAAATATTTGAATTAAAAAGTCCATCTGGTGGATTAAGTACAAGCTTGGTTTGTTATTTAATTACTAAATAGGCACAGCGGCTAACTTCCTGCTACGACCAAGAGGAAAAAACAAATGAATAAGAAACTCAGATCGGAGATGAGATTTTTCTGTGTTTTTCTCTTGGAGAACAAATGCGAAAATGGATTGAGCGAGCGAAAGAAACATATAGATTTCATAGAGAAAAATTGTTAGTTAATCCTAAATGGACAACAGTTCAAACTTCTAAATCGTTGAGACGTAGTTTAGGCTCAATTTCAGAAGATCTTCTAATAGCTCGTTGGAGCCGCACGCATGAGGTTCAGTTAGAAAAATTTAAATACGGTTATCAAGCTTTAGAATGGATAAGAGAGAAACAGAAGGAACAAGAAAGAGAAGATATAGCATGATTTTTCGTTCCCATAAGCCTATTCCATTAGGAATACTAAAGATTGGTGATGAAGGTTTTGCAGGATTACACAGTAGAGAACTTGGTGAGTATTATGGAAATGTATTAATCATAAAAGAAGCAACTAGAGAAGAATATATTGAATGGATTAAAGAAGATCATATAGAAGCACTTCCACATTGTTTAGATTATGAAAATATTTTTAAATATTACTATGAAATTATTATAGACTGATGTCTTCATCAGAGCTGGTTGCATAATGGAAAAAAATAAATGTGAACATGAATGGGTAACAAAATCATATGCTTATAATTTTTTAGTATGCAATAAGTGTGATGGATGGTTAAGTGAAGATGGAGTTACAGTTTTATATGGTAAAAAGATAACTCATATTAGTACGCCAGTTGGAAAAGATGCTGAATGGATTAAGAAGAGATTTATTGAATAATGCCTAATTACATCCCTGGAATTGGTTCAGTCACTCCTCAACTATTAATTGTAGGTGAAGCTCCAGGACGTTATGAGGATGAACAAGGAATTCCATTTGTTGGTCCAACAGGCAGAATTTTAGATGATTGTTTATTCAAAGCTGGAATACGTCGTTCAGACACATACATAACTAATGTTATTAAGTATCGTCCTCCTCTAAATGATCTTAAAAAATTACATTTAATTAACGTTAGTATAGATGATTCGGTTAAGGAGCTTTGGGAAAATGAAATTAATAAACTTCATCCTAATTGTATTCTTGCTATTGGGGATCTTGCTTTACAAGCCGTTGCCGGTGTTAGTGGTATTCTTAATTATCGCGGTTCTATTCTCACTGCTAATGATGGTCACACAAAGGTTGTAGCAACAATACATCCAGCCGCTCTGTTCTCACATGGAGCAACAGATTCTGAAGACTCTCGCGGAGGATTATCTTGGGTCTATTTAAAACTAATAGAAGCAGATATTATTCGAGCCGCTGAGGAGTCACTCACTAAAGAATTAAATCTTCCATCCCGAACACTTTCAATAGCAAGGAACAGTCTCGATGTTCACAGATTTTTTCGCGAATACGAAAATTTTGATAAAGCTGCTGTGGATATTGAGAGCATTAATTGTGTTCCTGTTTGTGTTGGATTTGCTTTTAATAAGCATCACGCAATCTCTATTCCCCTTCTTCGATCTATCGGTAATAGCAATCTTACTGATATGGGTGATAACGAGCTTGATGAAGTTTGGAGGATGATTGATGCTCAGCTCAGAAGATGCAGAATTATTGGACATAATTTTATGTACGACGAATACAAATTGGGCCTCATCGGATTTGAGACTCCATTTGTCTATTCAGACACCCTTATTAAAACTAGAGTTATCTTTCCCGAATTACCCGATAAAAGGTTATGTGTTGTCAGTAGCATATGGACAAGAGAACCATATTATAAAGATGACGGAAAAGAGTTCAAGTTGGGCAAAATTAAATTTGATAAGTTTCTTGAATACAATGCTAGAGACTGCGCTGTCGAATATGAAGTAGATGAAGCTCAAGAAGAAGATTTGTTAGCACTTGCTGATAAATTTAATGTTCCTCTTAAATCTTATTATTATGATTATATGATGAAGAAACATAAATTATATTTGAAATTACAAATGACTGGTAAGAGAATTAATCATACTAGACAAAAAGAATTAATGAAAAAATATACAGAGATGGCTAAGGTTGTGCATGATAGATTAACTGAAGCAATTGGTCAGGAAGTTAATGTTAAGAGTTATCCTCAGATGTTTGAGCTTCTATACAAGATTATGAAATTTAAGTTAAGAAAAAGAGATCCAACTAGTGAAGATTCAATTGTTGCTCTTCTTGGACAAACAAAGAAAAAAGAACAAAAGGTTATTTTGAATGATGTCCTTGAAGAAAGAAGAATCAGAGATCAGAAAAGTCGCCAAATCTCTTTCAGTCCTGATTATGACGGCAGATGCAAATCAGCTTACAATATTTCAGCGACTGAAACATGTCGTTCATCAACAGGAATTCTCAAGAAACCACTTAGGCCAAAGAAAATTGGTCTTGCGGATCATACAATATCTGCTCATGGAAGATTAGGTAAAGATATTAAAAGCATGTTTATAGCAGATGATGGAATGGTTATCTTAGCGGCTGATGCCAGTCAATGTCAGGCAAGAATAGTAGCCGTTCTCAGTGAAGATTGGGAACTTCTACAAGCATTCGATAAGGTTGATATACATAGGCGAACGGCTGGATTGATTTTTGGTTATACGTCTAAACTTGAGCTTTCTCCAAACTTTAAACACCCTATAGTTGATTTCCTTCCGAAAGATGGGCCTGAAAGATATACAGGTAAGACAACTAGACACGCTGGTAATTTCGATATGAAGAAACATACATTCATGGTTACATTCAATACGAATGCACAGAAATATGAAATTCCTATGGATATATCAGAATGGAGAGCTAAACAGATGCTTGAAATATTTCATGCTGCTAGTCCTAAATTAGAACAGATTTATTGGAGAGATATCAAAGATGCATTGGATTCGTCTCGCGTTCTTATTGATCCTTTTGGGGGTGTTAGAATTTTTAACGGTCGTATGGACGATTCTTTATATGGGGAGGGTTATGCGAATATTCCACAACGTACTGAAGCTCATCTCATTCAAAAAGCAGCCTTAGCTATTGATGAAGAATTAAAGGATGACAAAGGTTTCCTTTGGAGTCAAGAAAAACATGATGCTCTCTATCTGCAAGCTCCAGAAAACAATTGGGAACCATACGCAAAACTTATGAAGAAACATATGGAAAAACCGATTGATTTTAGAACATATTGTACTCTTAAGAGAGATTATGATTTAGTTATTCCTTGCGATGTTGAGATTAGTCATACACATTATGCAGCTTTCGAGAAGGTGAAATTGTGAAAAAGAAAAATTTAGTTATAGATAATCAAATGTTAGCAGCACAACTTGTTCGTTCATGGAGAGATAATTTTATTAAGGAGAGTAATGGAATATCACCATTACTTATCGTTGGTGGAAAATGTTTAATGGCAACAGATATATTCACAAATATAGCAGTAGCGATTGATAATATCCCACGTCCAAAATCTATTATGGTGAAATTGTGACATTCTACGTAATTCGTCACATTAGAACTGGCCAATTATTCCCAGAAGTTAAAACTAGAGGTGGATATTCACATTGGAATCCAGATAATCCTAATATGCCAGTTAAAATATTTAAGTTTGTTCCTCGATTGTTTGAGACTCAAAAAAAAGCTAAGAGATGTATTGTTGAATGGTTTGCTTGTCAAAATGGTAGAAGGAGAGGTGTTCAAACTTCATTTGGAGAATATGAAGATTATATAGATATTAAGGAAGATGGTAGAAAGAAGGAAGATTTGGAAATTGTTAAAATTCAATTGGTAATTAAGTGAGAAGGTGAAGTTATGAGAAAATTTAGAATCTATGCTCCAACTCTTATTAATAGTGGCAAAAAAACAATTAAATATATTGAAATTGAAGCAGAAGAAATTGGAGATGAGTTTCATACAATGCATGAACTTTATCAACAGAGGATGGCTCTAACTATTGCATTGTTTAATTGTATTCATACTGCAAAATATTGGAAGGTATTGAAAAGCAAATTTCATTATGATGGAACTATGTTTGAAGGTGGATATTTTATTGTAATGCTACTAACTGATTTTGGTCAAATTAGTTACCATTACAAACTTAAACATTGGGATAAATTTAATATCCCTGAAGTTGAACGTGCTCCACAATGGGATGGACACACATCATTGGACGTTTTAAAAAGATTGGAAAAAATTTGAGAGAAAATTGTATTCTAGATTTGGATAGTCCAAGTTATCCTCCTGAGCTTGAAGAATATATTCAATGTGGGTGTAAATACTGTAGACTAGCATTAGCAGATCAAGGATATTATCTAGATGATGATGGAAAACTTATTGAACCAAGAACAGTATCAGGAAGTTTAGATTAAAGAATGACTAAAATCTTCTCATGGAAAGTTGATTGCATTCCTTGGGAAAAAGGATCAATTAGAAGTATGACAGTATATATTGAAGCTAATGATAGAAAAGAAGCAGAACTAATATTTCTAAAAGAAGCTCATAAATTCTTTGATCAAGATATATGTTATACTTGGAATGAGCCTATTGAGGGCTATAAACAAGAATGACTAAAATTTGTTTAATCGCTGGTAATGCCGAAGAAGCCTACAGATTTGCGCGTGTACAAAATTTAGAACGTGATCAATGGTTTTTTCCTAAAGATGCGAATGATCTTTTATTTCGAAGTAATTTTCATGTTATTGTAGTAGGAAATGCTGGATTTAATTTTCCATCTAGTATCTTTGAGAAAATATATCAGTTAGCTCTCGAAAGGGGAAAAGTTGACAGAAGATGATAAAACTGTCACAATTGAATTTACAAAAGAAGAATTAGAAGTGTTAGTTAAGGCTACGGGTAGTGCGGCACCGACTGTTAATACAGAGGTTATACAATTTAAACTTTATCACAAACTTTTATTTAGATTAAATGAGTTCAAATAAATTTGTCTCAAAGTTGGATAGACGATTTAATTCAAGAGCATCAAGCCGTTGAGACCCCAGAGTCATGGCTATTCTGGTCATTAATGTGTTGCATCAGCAGTGTAGCAGCAAATGCTTATACTTTACGGACGTTGAAGGGAAATTTATTATACTATCCGAATATATATGTTATATTGATGGGAGAGTCGGGTTTAGGAAAAGGATTTCCTGTAAACCTTGCAAAAAGATTAGTTATCGCAGCAGACAATACAAGGGTAATAGCGGGAAGATCAAGTATTCAAGCTATAATTAAAGAATTAGCTACCACACGTAGCGTGCAAGGTAAAGCAATTATTATTGATTCTCGTGGTTTTATTGTTAATGGTGAACTTTCTACAGCTATTATTCAAGATCCAGATAGTCTTACGATTCTTACAGATCTTTATGATCGTAATTATAATCCCAACTGGACAAATCTTTTGAAGGGTGACGGTGCCGAGAAACTTAAAGAACCTTACATTACCTGTTTGTTTGGTAGTTCACCTGCCCACTTCTACGATTCAATTCCGCAACCGAATATCGAGGGCGGTTATATTGGACGTAATCTCGTTATCTACGAGGAAAAAAGATCAAAAGATGTTGATCTCCTTGACTCAGAAGAAGAATCTGTTGATGAAGATAGATTTACAAATTATATAATTCCTAAATATGTTCCTCATCTAAAGAAAATTGCTGAGAACAAGGCTAGATTAGTTCCAGATGAGAAAGCAAGAGTAGTATTTAATACTTGGAGAAAGGAATGGCGTTCTACTCAATCACAGTATAATGATAGAACAGGATTTGTTAATCGAGTTCCAGATCATGTTCTTAAAGTAGCTATGTGTCTTTGTTTGGCTAGATATGAAAGTGAAGGAGTATTATCTGAATCTGATATAACAGAAGGTATTATTAAAGTAACTGGATTAATTTACGCTAGTGAAAAAGCTGCTGCTGGTGGAGGATTAGACCCCTTAGCGGCTCAGACTAAAAGAGTTGTAGATACTTTAATGGCAGCGAATGAAAATAATCTTACAAGAAAAGAACTTCTTATTCGTGGATTTGGAGATTATGATCCTATGGCTCTTGATAGAATCATTGACACTCTTATGGAAATGGGATGGGTAAAAAGGCAGAAGATTGGAATTGGAAAGAATAGCGATTGGCTCATCATGTTGTCTGGAGAGACAAAAGATAAACTAGTGAGATTCAGAGCACAAGGAGTTAAATGACACAAAAACATGGAAGTCCAATTTTCTATAATTTGTTAGAAAAAATGAGTGAAATTCATAGTAAAAAATCACATGATTATTCTAGTGATGAAGATCCTTTTGCTAACTATAAATTCGCTGGAACAATGTCGAAATTATTCGATAATCCAGACGATGCCGGATTCGTAGGAAGAATTGCTGAGAAATGGTATCGTCTTGCTAACCTAGAGAACGGCTTGGGTAAAGAAGCTTTGAATGAATCTGTAGAAGATACAGAAATAGATATTTGTACAATAACAGTTTTATGGATGGCTTCTCGCAGAGATAGGAGAATGAGATGACTCCTAAGCAATATCAAGAATCTGCTGCAAGAACTTTATTAAATAAACCTCCTAGAGAATATTCTTCTGTTGAAATTATGATAATTTGGAATGCTATGGGAATGTCTGGAGAAGCTGGAGAAGTTTGTGATGATATTAAAAAAGCTATTTTTCATGATACTGGATTAGATATTCCTAGAATAATTAAGGAATTAGGAGATGTTCTATGGTACGTGGCTGCTATTTGTACGGAATTAAATATTCCCCTAGAAGTTGTTATGGAACGTAATATTTCTAAATTAGAAGAAAGATATCCAGATGGATTTATTCAAGGAGGAGGAAAAAGATGATTAAATTCTTTCGTTATCTATATCGTTGGTATTATTATTATAGACATGATCAATACGTAACTCCTAGGGAATAATTATTGAACAGGTTTTAATACATTAGTTTTCATTTTCCTCATTTGTAATCCACCTTTTTTCTCAGGATAATTTTGTGCCATGCCAGTTAAACTTCCTAAACCCATAATAGCATTTAAACCAATATCCTCAGACCATTCTTTATCACTATCTGATAAATCTTTAACATCTTGTACAAATATAGGAAGAAATCGTTTTCCAATTTCACTTTGAATATTAGTCTTATTACCGTATTGATCGGTAAAGTTTCCAGCCGTTAATGGGTCATCACTTTTTCCAGTAAATTTCTTAGCCGTTAAGAGAGTATGAGCTAAACTAGCAGCAGGAGACTCTTTATTAGCTAAGAAACGTCCTGCTATTTCTAAACGTGAAGTAGGTTGAGAATTATCTGTTTTACCTGCTAAGAATCTAGCAAATCCTACAACAAACTGTTGTAATCCACCCCAAGGGTCCATTAATCTAGTACCAAATCTTGATTTACCAAAATCTGTTGATAAGATATTATAACTAATCTTAGCTCCTGCATATGCTAGGCTAGTATCAATTATAGTCCCCAGAGCGGCAACGGCTAAAGCACTCTTTAGTCCTTCCAATCTCATTCCTTTGGGCAAATCCATATAAAGTTTAGGATTAGTGAACATCTGAATACGTGAAGCCAGCATTCTAGGAGACCAAAGAAGAACGTTAAGTTCATTAGTCATCTTCTCTAATCCAAATGGTAATTCTCCTCTTCCAGAAAATATATTAACAAATCTCATAATAGCCTTCGTTTCTTTAGTTGGAATTTCTATAGCTTTATCTCCCTGACCTACAATAGTAGATTTCTTATATCCTAACTCTTCCATTCTACGAAGCATATTTTCAGATGTATCATCTCTTAATTTATTAAGGAAACCAACATATCCTCTCTGAGAGGAACCAACCATATTTCTAGCAATAGGAATGTTCCCAGCATAACTATTTAAAAATTCTTCTTCTGCTCCTAATAAACTACCAGGTTTAGCTGTGAATAATCCAGCTTCTCTTTTAAGAAGATAATTAGGTCGTTCAACTATTGCTTTCATTCCTTCTTGATAGAAATCTTTATTTGCAAAGAATTTAAACATATCTCTAAATGCAGGATAAAATTCTTTTCTATAAGCAAGACCAATACCATGTCTCAACGGTGCCGCTAAGGACATAGCATTCTCAAGAGATTTCATGGTGTTAGCTAATTTAGCTATTTTGAGTCCAGTTACTCCTAATCCTCCATGCATTTCTATAATTTTATCACTAAAACCACCACCAAATACATCATCTAAAATTTTCAACTCGTTACGTTGAGGAGTTGATTCCCCATTCATTAATTTAAACATAGCTGTATATCCTCTAGCTTGTTCACCTGGAGTTATTTTAGCTTTCTTAATAGCTGTGAATAATGAATCAGTATCAGCTTGAGTTAGATTTAATCTTTCACCTGGATTAACCTTTTCAATTTCTCCTCTTAACTTTCCTAGGCTCTTAGCGGCTCCTGCTGCTCCACCTTGTTTTACAGAAACAAAATCAGAAAATCTCTTAGCTCTCTCCTGCTTATTTATAGTTTCTTGCTCTTCCATCCCTTCTCTAGCATCATTCATTGCTGAGAATAATTTATCTACGGCTGCGGCAGAAGTTCCTTCTCCATCTGGTTTATCATCTTTAGAAACTCCTCTTGGTCCTTCTTCTTTAACGAAACTGCTGCCCGCCTCTCTAAGGAGAAGGTCATTTGAAGTTGCATAGCGCCTTCTTGATTCAGTATACTCTTGTAATAAGTCCTGAATTTCTGGAGATAGCTCGGCTCCTTCTGTTTTGAAATATTTTCCTTCTGTGAGAGCGCTGAGGATTTTGTTTCTGGCATTTAGTTGTCTCTCTAAATCGAATTTTTCATAAACGGAAGCTAAATGAGCAGTATAATTTGAACCTTCACTTCTTTCATTAACGTGAGTAAATTCATGTATAATAATATGTACTATTCCTTGAGCAGTTTGTTTAGGAGTCATACCAGGTTGCATCTCAGAAAATGGATTTACCATTAATATAACATCATCATTCCCTGGTAACTTTAAATTTACACCCCTTAATTTGTCAAATATAAATCCAGTTCTAGTAACTTTCTTAGTACCAATATTAATTACTGTTGATAATTCATCAACTACATTTTTAATAATATCGCCTATTTTATTCATAACTGGACTACGTTTTATCCTAGTTAATTCTTCAGGAGTGTATCTCTCTCCACCATCATAAACTATATGTTTATCCTTACTATTTTCTAATTTATCATATACCCTTTTAATTTCATTTGTTCTTTTTTCTTTTTGAGCATTAACTAAATTTTTATCTATATATGCTCCTATTTTAGAGCGAATATCATCTTTTAATCTTTCTCTAGTCGGAGCCGTTAAGGGGTATTTATCATCTGTAGCCATAACATTTGGATCTATTTCCACTACTATCCTATCTGGAACTTCTGCTTTATCACCAATATAATGTTGATCAACTCCTTGAAACATTCCTCTATTATTTAGAATAAGCGGTATTCTATCAGATTCAATCCATTGAGCATCATCTGGAATAGTGAGATTATATTTTGTTCCTGGTACTTCCTCTCCTCCAAGATCACGACCACTAATTTCAGTTCTAACAGGAACATCTTTCTTCTCAGCTTTTTCGAAAGAATATACTCCTTCATGTTCTATACTGATAGGAACAGGATTTTTTGAATATTTTCCAAAATTAGTAAGATATTGTTTTAAACCTTCATATTTAGAACCTTCAGGAGATTGCATAGTAACTTTAGTTCCAGTAGGTGTTCCTTCAGGAACTTCAGTTTGTTTAGGATGGAATTCATCCATTAATTCTTCTGGCGTTCCTTCAAATGTATGCCTATATAATTTTCCATCGGAAGGTTCTCTAGCTACTGTGTCAACGGCTACGTGTTTTCCAGCTACCATGTAGGTAGTCTTTCCAACACCCATTTCTCCAATTTTATTAGAACCTTCAGCACGTTTACCGGATGATGAAAGATTAGAATAAACGGTATCAATCATATCTCTAGTTAATCCAGGTCCATTATCTGTTACTTCTACAACTCCAGTTTTAGCACTTGTTTTTACATCAACTTTACCTTCAGCTCCCATATCTGAAGTAGCATCAATAGCATTTTGTATTAATTCTTTAGTAGCAACATGAGGGATAGAACCACTATAAGTATTTCTAAATACACGAATCATATCTTTCTTATCACCAATATCCATTCTTGTCCCTCCTCCTTCAGTTCTGGAGAAGGAAGGCTCAGAGGATTCTTTTGGAGCTACTTCATCTGTAAATTTAGAACTCTTTACGTAACCCTTCATTCTCTTTAAGAAGTTTTCTGCATCAGGACTCATAGTTCCAGCAGGTTCAGTAGCACCTAATTCAAGGAGTTTCTTAGCTACAGCAGTAGTTCCACGTCCAGTTAATAGTCCTTTAGTCTTATCAGCTGCTAAGTCCATAACCAGATTCTTACCTTTGCTATCTTGTACTATCTTAGCAACAACTACTGGATTACCTTCTGGATCTCTAAATACAATGTGTTGAGCATTAAGATTAGCTGTATTTTTTCCTACAGCAGAGACAGGTTCTACAGATAATCCTGGAGTGCCCTTGCCTGCGGCACTGAGAACTTTAGATGTAAAATCAGCATTTTCAGGATGTCCTGAACCGCCAAATCCTTTAGTTAATTGTTCTTCAGATATAGTTCTCTTAACAGGCTTAAATTTAGATTCTTCTATAGGCTTAGCATAGTTAGGAGGAGTCCATGTTTTTCCAGCTCTTTCAGCAAGAGCTTTCTCCCTTAAATCTTTTCCGCTTAATCTAGGCTGGTTAGCGGCTTCTTCAGCAGTAGGAGATTCAGGAAGTGTATATCCTCTTTTTAAGGCTTCTTGTTCACTTATTGTAGAACCACCTTCTACATCATATTGTCTTCCACCTAATTCAGGATTATTGTGACTAAATTTTATTTCTTTAGCAAGTTCAGTTTTAGGTTCTTCTGTTTCCTTAGCATATTCTGGAGGAGTCCATTCTTTAGGTCTAACACCTCCAGGAAGAGATTTACCCATATTGAATTTATTTTGAGCTAATTCAAATTGTAAATCTTCAATACTCTTTCCTTTTGATACTGGAGTTTCAGAATTTGGTATTGGATAACGATTAGGATCAAGATTAGGACTTCTTATAGGAAGAGGAGATTCTGAAACTTCTTGAGTAGGTTCTGAAACTTGTTGCCGGACATCTTGAAGAAATTTTTCTAATTTTGGACTAGATTCGCCTGTATATCCTCTTTGATTTTCTTCTGGAATAAAATCTGTACCACCTTGATCATCTATTATTGGAGGATTATCAGATTGTAATTTATCGATAGTCTCTTTAGTAGGAGCTACAGATTTTTCAAAAGGATTAACAAAGTTAGGTTTAACTTCTTGTTTAATAGGAGGTTCTTGATTAATAGGACTCGGAGGAGGAGGTTCATTCATCCTATAAGGAATTTCACTAGACCCAGACCCTAATCCTTTAGGCATCTCTTCATCAGCAATATGAGCAAATTTTCCACCAAATGTTCCTAATAATCCTCCTGCTAATTCTGGAATAGATTCTAATCTTTCCATCCATGTTTTATTGGGAGCAGCAACACCATATGCTCCATGTACTGCAATAGGTATTGAAATTGCTTGTCTAGCTTTTTGTACATTCATTAATGCTGGTATTAATTCTTTAGCACCAGCACCTATTGATTTAATTAAAGCAGTTTCACCAGCTCCTATTGCGGATAAAGCTACGTTAACAGGAGTTAACATTTTAGCACCAGCTTGTACTACACCGGCACCAAACGCAGCTCTTGGATCTGAATTCTCTCTTGGAGGATCTAAAACTTCATTAGCGAATCTATCTGCTGGATTAGTTATAAATTTAGGCGCAGTAGTTGCTGTATTAATTGCACTTTTAACAGTAGGAATAACACTTTGTGCAAATGATTTAATATCTTGTCCTATTTCATGTTTAGGTTCTGCTAGACTACTTGGATGTTTAGCAAAATAATCGCCTTGACCAGGATCTTGTAATTCATTAGCATTTTTAATACGTTCTTCTGAAGAAGGATCTCCTATATCAGATTTAGCAAGAGGAGGAGTTGAAGTAGGATTAAATGGCTTAGGTGTTAAAGCTTCCTTAACTTTACTAAATATACTTTTCTTAATCTTTGGTTCTTCTACAGCTTTAGCATAACTAGGAGGAGTCCAATCTTCCTCCTCATCTAAAGGTTTAGCGTAATCAGGAGGTTGCCATTCAGGAGGATCTCCATCACCTTGTCTAATGGGATAAGCCATTATTCTTCCTGTTGTTTCCAGTGAGGAGTACCATCTGCATCCATATCATTCAATTTATCTTTTGGAATTGTATACTGTTTACCATCTTTACCCATTACATTCACGGTGTCAGCGGCATCACCTCTTGTAGTAGTTGTAGTTCTCTTCTCTCCACCTTGTTCAACTGTAGTCTGGGATCTAGAACCTTGTTTTAATTTCTTTTCTGATTGTTTAATAAGTTCTTGATGTTGTTCATTAAGTTTATCAAATTGTCCTTGTTTCTGAGTCATTTCTAACTTATGTCTCTCTTCTACAGCAGTAGCTAATGCTTTATGAGCTTCTAATTGTGCTTCTGCATTAGTATTTTTAGATTCCAGAACGGCTTGAGCCTGTTCAATTTTAGCTTCAGATTCAGTAATTTTACGTTGCATATCAGCCTGTTTAGTTGCATTTATTTGATCACTCTTTTCCTTATTTAATGCTTCTTGTCTAGTTTTAATATCCATACTTTCTTGACCTAATTTCCCAGTTTGAGCTAATTTCTGACTTTCTAAATTAACACCTTGTTGTCTAATTCCTAATTCACCTTTTTGATAATCATTCATAGGTGCAGATTGAGGCATCATCTTAGAGTCGTAACCTAATTGAACTCCCATCTGTTGTCCATCAGGTGTATGACGTAATCCAGTCTGTTGATCAATAGGTTGATTATTAGGATCATACATTGTCCTAAGTTTACCTTGTTGTTTAACTGATAAATCTGACATAAAATTAGATTTATCTTTAAAATCTTGTAATTCTCTATCTTTTAATTTGTTAACAATTCCTAAAACATCTAAATCTTGGCCTTGTCCAGGTTGTCCATAAATACCACTTCTACCAGGTGCGTTTGCTGCGATGTTATCTACAAATCCCATTGTTTTTCTTCAGTGCATGAGACCGTTAATAGCACTATATCCCTGATTCAATCTTTGTGTATTAATTTGTTGTTGATTTTGACCTAATTGAGCAGCTTGTGTTACTTGATTACCAAATGTATTCGTTAAAGCTGGAGTAGTTCCATAAAGATTGGTTTTACCTGCAAGAGCACTAGATATAGTCCCTTGATTAGCCTTAGCGGCATCTAAAGCAGATTGTACGTTAAATTGACTAGTTCCAACAGCTCTATTAACATTTCCAGTATTAACACCAGTTAGTGCAGAACTATTGAATTGTTGAGCACCTAATGAATTTGCTGCATTATTAGCATCAACAGCTGCTCTACCTTGTGAATTATACTGATTAATTTGATTAACAATATCAGCATTATGTTTATCAGCTTCTGTTTGTGCAGCATTAGCATTTGCACTTGCTGAAGCATAAGCAGGAGCGGCAGCTATTCTATTTGAAGCTACATTTTGAGCAATACCAGCGTTAGCGGCTGTTGTAATACCACCTATCTGACCGGCTTCATCTCTAGCCATTTGAGCCGTTGTAGCATTAAAATTAGGACTATAACCACCACCTAATGCTTTAGTTCTTTCAGTATTTTGTCTAGCATTAGCATAGATAGAACGAATTGGAGAAATATCTCTTTCTCTAATATCTGCAATACCTTGAGGTGTATATCCACCCGTAGTTGCTAAATCAGATAATCCAGCTAATGAACTAGTTACATCTCCTGATTGTTGATATCTAGATGTTTGAGGAGTTACTGAACCAAAATTTACTTGACTCGGATTTATCCGTTCTGGAGCAGATACTTGACCACTCGATGCCGTTCCTGCCGTTACTGGATTCGCTTGTGTAGACGCAATTAAGTTATCATATCCAGCCATGATTTTATCATAATCACTAGCCTGTTGGTTAGCGGCAGCAGTAAATGTAGATGGATTACCAAATTGAGTAGTTGGCAAAGGAGGCTTAGTAGGAGCAACTCCTCCACCATAAAGTACATTACCGGCAGCCATATTCTCCTCTCATTTCATTCTGGATAGGATTTTGCGACTGGTCTTACAAAAATAATAACTTTAGAAATATTAAAGACTTCATCTAATTCAGTAGTTCTAATCTCTAATTTAGCTCTTTGTTGCGTAAAATTTGATAATCTATTAGGCTCAATATTAGTTCTAGATTGTATTGTTAAAGGAAGAAGATTGAATTGTTTAATTTCATTAAGACTAAATAATTTTAATTTCAAGTTCGCAATACCAGTAACACGTAAACGTACAGCTCCATAATGATTTATTACTTCTTCTGATTTAGGCAACTCCTACTTCACCTTCTGCTTCTATTGTTAAACTAGTAGCTGCACTTGCTCCACCAACTAAAAAGTCTGCGGCATCTAATCTAACTAATCCATACCAATCGAATGCACTGTTAGCGGCTACTGAAAGACCAGTTCCAATAAACTCTGTTCCAGCAACGTTACCTCCTGTGGCACCAATCCATAATGAGAAGGTAACGGCTCCAGCAGTTTTATTAACTACACGAATATGTTTAAGGAGAACATAAATTTGTGTCATAGTAAATCCTATAGGTCCAGCTAATGATGTAATATTAGGATTAATAATATTCGTAGTAAGTGTGTTTGAAAGAGCAACTGGACCGAATCGAATCGTTTTGTTTGCTGGCATTTAAAAATCTCCCTTATAGTGTTCCGGCTTTATCTCTTATAGCTTGTATAGCTTGTGCAGATGTTATTGCAGTCTTAGGAGGAACTAATGCTCCTCGTATAACATTAATTTGATCAATTAGTGCTAAAACAAGAGCACGTAATTCAACAGGCCATGTATCTATATGATCCTGTGCTGTTAATTCGAAAGATGCAATCGGAGCATTTTCAATAGCAGATAAAACTGCTGTATTCTGTGGCGTTGTCCATATAGTATCTTTGCCTATTGTATAAGTTTTATTCACTACTTCATAATTAATTGAAGCCGAAGCATCTAAAGATTTAAGAGTAGATAATAAGCTAGGTAAATCAACTTCTGTTGTACGAATTGGATGAAAAACTGAGAAGAAACTCATTTAAGCTAATCTCATCCAAGCAAGAGAATTTTGAGCAAATCGTGAACTTGGATCACCAACCGATAAAGTACCTGTAGTATTCTGCCAAGCTAATACTTCAATATATTCCCCAACAGCTAATTGAACAATAAATGTACATTGTTGAGAAGTTGCTCCACCAGCAGATGCAACAGGAGGAAATTTTGATATTGTAATAAAATTTCCACTTTTTTGAATAGCAATAATACGATAACCAATTACATTACTAGCAAAATTAACTTGAGCTACAAATAAATAAATTCCAACTTGTTGTGCTGTAACACGAGAATTATTTACCGAAGTGCTATGTAATGTACTAAATTGAAAATCTTCTGAATTGAAATTTAATATTGTAAATGTAGAATCTAAAATTGATTGTGTTGTATTATGAAATGCAGAACCATATTCTTGACCAGATACATTTATTCTATCTGGAGGAAACCAAATATCACCAAAAGCGTCTTCTCCATCTAATCCTGGCATTCCAGGTGTTCCAGAACTAGATCCAGAACTAGAACCTGGAATTCCTTGAATACCTTGAGGACCAGGTATAACTAATGCATCTTCTCCATCAATTCCATCTAATCCAGGTATTCCCTGAGAACTAAGACCTTGTAAACCTTGTAAACCTCGTAAACCTTGTATTATAGGAGAATCTTCTCCATCTAATCCATCTGATCCTGGAATACCCGGAATACCCTGAAAACCTTGAGGACCAGTAGAACCTCCTCCTCCAGAAATAATTGTATTTGTTTGCTTAGTTACAAGTGATAAAGCACCAATTAAATCATGAATAACTTGATAGAGAGCATTATCCTTTTGTTGCAGACCTGTATTCATTAAGGCTGAATACAGACGTGAAGGATCTACAGACATCTTCTCTATGGTAGAAATGCTGTTTTGATAAATGAAGTAGGAATATTCACATCTTCAGTTACTACAACTTCTCTAAGAGAAGCAAATTGTGTAAAATCATTAATTTCTTCATCATCTTCAGTTTTAGCTAAAATTCTATAAGGATATGAGAGAAAACTAAAGAAATCATCTTCAATTATTTCATCTTCAGGAAGCATCAGGAAACTTACATCTGTAGTAAATCCATCTCTGAAATATAATGTATCATTTGTTTTATTTTTAATAAATCTATAGATTCCAGAAGCATCTTCATATAAGATGTTAAGAGTGCCTAAAAGAACAGAACCTGAAAATTGTGTTCCTGGAAAGTATATAATTGTAACTATGTAAGGTCCAGCATATGTGTCAAAATATAAAGGAATATCAAACCAAATTTCATCTTCAGAGAAAAATTCTATAAAATTATATCCATAAATATCAACACCATCTACATTTATAATAGGTTCATGAGTTTTTAAGATTATAGTATGCACACCGAAATCGAGTTTTATTTCTTCTACATCATCTAAATCTTTCAAAGTTGAAATAATTTTAACTCTCTCACCTACTCGTTTTGTTGTACCTTGTAAAGTAGGAATAGGAGTTACAGGAGGAGTAAATGGAACAGCTACAATATCATAATTTCCAAAAATTTCTAAGTTTTCAAGGACTATTGCTAATAGACTAACATCGGCGCCGGAACCAAAACTTAAATTAATTGAAATTGTAAATAAAGCAATTAAATCAATTGCACTTGCTCCAATTACAGAAGGTGGGAAAATATTAGCAGTTCCTACTGCCGTTAAATTAGTTTGTTGAGGACCGAATATTCCAAATGCAGTAGTAGCATGAGCACTATCTAAGAGATTACCATTAGATAATGATCCTACAACACCTCCTCCAGTCTTTCTAAAATTTACTGAAAGAGGAGTGAATCCAGAAGGTAATCCATTGAATGAAATTAAAGCTCCACCATTAAGGGAGAAACAATTTCCTATTGCTGTATAAGTTGCTACTCCACTTAAACCAGTACCTAAAGATGGACCCCATTCATATCCTGGCCCTCCAATATGCAATGGAGAACCAGTTGGAACACCAAAAAGAGTAAATTTACAAACGTATGAGCCTACAATAGGCATGGCTTATAGGAGATCGGCTCCGAGAATGATTTCATCAATATTATAAATTGCAATAGTATTTATACCCATTCTAAATGCCCAAGGTGCCCATCTTATATTTTTCCAATCTAAACCATTAGAATAATTTCCCATCAATATCTGACGAGTAGGTAATATAACATAAATTTCTTTCTGAATTGGAGCATTTATAAATTGAATTAGTCCAAATTGATTTCTATTTAATTGTTTCCAATAATTTTCAATTTTCCAACTTAATTCAGGAGTTACAAATTTTCCATTAAATTGGCTAATTCCTTGATATGTAGCTATAAGAAGAAAATCTACTGTGGAACCACCAGAATCCAATACAGTAGCAATACCATGGGGACAAGTTCCAAGCGCTTCATCAATTGTAATAGGAAGCCAAGAAGATGGAACATCTTGATTATCAACATATGCTTTAGTTTTAGATCTTTTAAATAGATACAGAACATCTCTCATTTCTTGAGCATTTGTGATAGGATTACCATCTAAAGGAAAGACTATTAATCCTGTAAGTTGGCTAATAGCTTCAGGTTCTCCTGGTTCACTTACTAAAACAAGTGAAATGTCTGTGAATGTTGTTGCAACACATAATCTGTTATGATATAATGCTAGAACGGCACCAGCCGGAATCGACGTATAATTATTTAATAGATGTGAGGCGTCTTCTAGGAGATCAGCATCATAGAAGGATATATTATTAAGGAATGTATCTGTGTTATTGTTGATAACGGCGTCGGGAACAAAAAATAATGGATATCCATCTAAATTTCCATTGAAGGTTCCAGCTGGAATAGTTATAGTTGATACAAGAAGACGTTTAACTACGTTTGGATCTCCACTAGTAGGAATGTTACCAAATGATACAGAATTTGCACCATTTGTAATAAATGTTTGAAGCAATGTAGGAGGAGAATTGTATCCAGATATAGTTTGTGATACTATGCCAAATATTTTCTGTCCAACATCTGTATGACCAGGTGTTCCAAAAGCAATAGTCATAGCTCCAGATAAACCAGCTCCAGCAGCTTTTCTAGCAGGAGTTCCATTTCCAGCATATACATATACAAATTCATTCTGTAAACCTTTTTGAAAGGTTAAATCACCATTTATATAGTCACTAAAAGGAGAAATATAGCCTCTACCAGCGAAAGGAATAAAAGCAAAATCTGTCATACCTCGAATAGTTAAAAGAGGACCAAATACTGTATTAGAATCAATTACATGATGAATACTACCAAATCCAGAAATGTAGTCATATGTAAGAACTATTAATGTGTTAGCAGTTTGAGTAGCATAATTATATATACGGCGTACATTTGTAAGTGGAACTAAAACGTCTTGAGAAATACCTATTCCGGCTCTTGTAAAGAAACCTTGTGCTGCATAGTCTATATTATTACATTCAGAGAAATGATCTTTAGGTGTTGAATCTATATCTCCACGATCCCATAGACCATTAAATTGTTCAAATGAGATACCTTGATGATCTCTAATAGTCATTTATTCCTCCTAAAAGGAGGTTCCTCGTCTTTTAAATGAGGCTCTAAATGGTCTGCGTCTAGTAGTAATAGATTGCATACCTTTAATAGGTATTCCGAGAGCTCGTGAAAGAGCTGTTCCTGCTAAGCCATCTAAAGCACCAGCTCTTTCTGGATTTTCAGCAATAAACATAGCACAGAGCGCACCTGTTTTATACTCAAGATATGTTTTAATATTAGTGAATGGAAGATTTACATTAACATCTTTAATATGAATTGGTGTATTAAATAGATTACCAATATAATCCAATTTGAGATCTATAGGAGTATTAGCAGGTATTAAAGTTATCCTTCCATGTTCCCAAGCCCATATTAGGAACATAGAAATAGTTGAATTATTTTCCAAATAATGAGGAAGTGTTTCTTTCTTAGCAACTGGAGTCCATTGATTTAATCCATTTTGAGATTCCCATAATTGCTTCATTTCAATAAAATTAGATGGCAGGGCAGGAGTTGTATCAAATCCTATACTAGAAATTCCTGCTGGAATCGTAATAGCCGTTGAGGTATCACTTGTTGCCGGAATATCATTTAATTCATATATTTCTTGTAACTCATCTAAAGCTAAATTAAGAAGAGGCAAACAAACATCATTAGTATATACTGCCTGAGCGGCATCATTCATCATCGCTGCCGCTACGGTGGTTATAATATCACTTGGTTTAGGCAATTTAACTCCAAATCAATCTAACTCCAACAATTGCAGCCGCAGCGTTCAATACTAAACTTACAAAGGGTGTATTATCCAATGCTATAGATGTAGGATCTGTTTTGTGAAGATTAACTCCTGTGTCTCCAGCAACTCCTTTAAGAGTTATTAATGAGGTGTTACCGGCTGGTGGAATAATTGTTAATCCTGTAACTAGAAAACTAACTCCTGGACCTGTTATTGTATTAGCTCCAGAAGCTAAATTAATAGTATCAATTTGACCAAAAGAAAATGCATTATCTAAAGCGGATTGTATTATTTCAGCATCTACATCACCAGAAAATTCTATCTGAATCGTACGACTACTTGTAACACTCATTTATTTCTCTAAATAGCAAACTTGAGATTCTTTGCTTCTGGATGATCCTGATCAATAACCTTACAAGATGGACAAATTGGGAATAATGGATTTCTCATACCTCCACAAGCCTTACAACGAACAAGCTCAGAAATTTGATAGTCCTTAAGCCAAGGTTTATCATTAAAATTTAATTCCCGAGCGGCTAATCTCATCTCATCCCAAATAGCAAGACTATTACCCTGTGTACGTGCCCAAAGACTATCTGCGATACGAACTAGAACTTTATACCAATTAATTTGTTTCGCTTTCATTTCATCTAATTTTGTCTTAAATTTAACTACAATATCATTAGAACTCTGTTCTCCAAGAACAAAAAAGAGACCAGGCATTGAGTCTCCCATATTTGAACCTAACATACTATTACAATAATCTGTAACAACTGCATTTGCTACCTCAATACTACTACGTTGCATTTCTAACATAGGTTGATCTGCATCAATATCCTTCCACCATGAACTAGAACCTATAGTAAGAACGGCTGGTTTATCATATGTTCCTGCAGGAATATTGAATTTACCTGGTTCAATCGTTGGTTTCTCTTCATAAATATCTTTAGGAAATATGTTAACTATTGTAGAACGGTCCATTGGATTCTTGAAACTTCTAATTAATCTACGTTTATTCATAGAAATATTAGTAAATTCCATTTGAGATGTAGCTCCAGTTTTTACATCTCTTATTAGAATTGGTGCTCCAACTTCATCAGACATTTTTTCTCCTTAATGAATAGTTCCAGGAACTACTACACCAGAACCATAAGCTAATGCATCTCCAACAGGAGTTTCATTTCCAAATAACTCTTTTTCCATTCTATCAATACCAGCTATATATTCTTCTTTACTCATAATATCTTTATATTTAGCAAAGTAGTTTTTTGCTCCCATATTCATGAGAATATTCTCAATGATATGTCTGCAAGCCTCAAACCAAGGAGGAAGATACTTACCTTGATTATCTTGAAATGTCCAAACAACTTCGTATACTACCTTTTCAGTAAGATCGGTTTCTCCTAAAACAACTGTTAATCGTTCTAAAATATATCTATGTCTTATATATTGTTTATATTTAGGCAAATAACGAACTTCTGGACGTATAAGTTCATTTCCATGATCATCATGTGTAGTTATTCTATTCTCATATTGATCATCACTCCAAACTAATCTATATTTAGGTCTGTTATCAGCAATATCAGTACCATATTCATTTATTAATTGTTCATTTATACGTTCTATTGGTTCTCTGAGATCCATAAAACTCCTGGAAAAAATGGACTGTTTCTTCAGCTCCACTTTGTTTCACTGAATTGTGAAATTATACAAAGTGTGACAGGGAACATCAGAAACAGTCCAACTCAATCTTTATGGATTAGAAGCAACAGCAGACGCTAAAGCATCAGCATCAGTATTCAAATCAGAAACTACCTGAGTAACTGGAGCTAATTCTTCAGCAGTAGCGCCATTAGCAATAGCAGCATCAACGGCTGCCTGAACACGAGCACCAATACCATTAATAAGAACTGTAGCAGATTCCATAGCTCCCTTAGCCTTAGTGGTAGCGGCACTGAGATCAACTAGAACTTGTGCTGACATGTTTTCCATCCTTTTGTTCTGCTTGAATAAGTTTATCACTATCTTTATTAAGTTCGGTAGTAAAAGATTTAAGTCTTTCGTCATCCAAATGTCTAAATAGATCAATAAATTTTACTAATTCATTGAAATCATTAATTTCAAGTTTCATTTAGGTTACAAGAACTCCAGTTTGACGATATGAACACACCCAATTAATTACTCCTGCCGCTGTTCCTGGATCTGTAGGAGCAGCAGTACAGACAAGTGCTAAGCCGTTAGCGGCTGTATAAGTATTCTTTGTAGCGGCCAAAGGAACTAATTCAATAATAATATCAGCAGCGGCTTGAATAAGAATAGTACCTGTAACAATACCTGTTAAAGCCGCTCCACCTCCACTAATATTAGCTGTTACGTTTCCAGCCGCTCCAGTATATGCAGCAGTTGCAAAGTCCATAGCGGCTACTAAACTAATTAATTCATTAATACAACCTGCTGGAGCGGCTGGAACTAATACAACACCATTTGCGTGACCTAATTGACCAGCAGCAGTTCCAATAATATTAGCTTTTGTAATTTGACCAGTAGCAACCTGAATAACACCTGGAGCTATTTGAGCAGATGCAATACCTCCAGGAGGGATAGCGGCTAAAGACCATGTAGGACTAGCTAATGTTCCAGTATTTTGATATAATGGACCATTTGTAATATCAATTAATAAAGAACCTTTCGCAGCTTTACCAACATATGTTCCAGATGTTCCATTTACAGGAGCACCAGCATTAGTTAGAATAGGAACGTTAGCATTAATTAATGCACGTAGCATTGCCCACATATTTATGGGCGTCCATGAACCTACTCCTGGGTCAGCAGTAGCCATTTTTCTCCCGAGCTATGCTCGAACTCCTAAATTGGAGTCAGAGAATCAACTAGTTTATCTTTTTCATTATCAATTTCTTGTTTTTCCATTTCTTCTCTAGTTGGAATGTATTGAGGAAATGTAATATTACCATTCATATTTTTATATGTAGTGAACCAACCATGTTCCTTTTTTTCAGGCCAAATACTTATATTGTTTATGTGTCCTACTGGAGTATCTAAATCACAAAACATCTCAAATCCAGCTTCTCCAACACGATTAAAAAATCCAATGTCATCACACCATTCGTCTTTTGCAAGTTCAGCAAGACGAACCCAAGGTTTTTCGAGTTTTTTAAAAACTTCAATTTTGACAAGAACACATCCCAATCCACAATTTGTAATTGGAACTAGTCCAGTCATGTCAGATGTGAGAAATGCGTGTTTATTTTTTCCATTCCAATATTTCTTATTAAAAGCGGCTGGATAATGAGGATAGCTTCTAAGAAGATAAAGAGCAGAGACTACATCTTTATCATGTTTCAATAATTTCATCAATGTATCACCTGGAGGAGTCATATCATCATCTAAAAATAAAATATGAGTGCAATTATTTTCTAATGCTCTTTCAGCAATGAGATTTCTAGATTTAGCAGGAGATTGACCATGTACAGTACATTGCATTGAGTTTTCAGGTCTATTTAAACTCATAAAATACGGAAGAAATTCTGCTTTTCTTAAATCTTCTGCTGTTGATAACCCAATCATTACTTTCATTTTTGCTTTTCCTTTTTTAAAAGAGTTGCGCGTTTTTATGGATACGCGCCCCCCATTTTATTATTTAACTCGTTGTTGCGTTAACAATTAAGTAATGTCCACCTGTAGTTGCATAAGCGGCATCCGGTAATGGATTAAAAATCATTAAATACAACTTGTTAGCTACTGTAGCTGTTCCACCAACAATATTACCACCAGTCGTAAAACCAGTGGTTGTTCCAGGAACAATAGCTAACATATGAGCACCAGCTACAGGAGGAACAATAGTAGCTACTGCTGTATTACCTGTTAAAATAGTTAAAAATGTACTCGGACTAATTGTAGCAGCCGCAGTAACTGTAGGAGGTGTAGGCTGAGCACCATCATTTACTGTACTAAGCTGCTGGAATTGTAGGTCAGGCATTGTTCATATCTCCTTTAATATCCACTTGGGATAGCAAGAGCGTCAATATAAGCGGTAGCAGCAGGATTTAGCAAGAAAGTTTGGAAACCAACTACCATATAGAAAATATCTGCTGCGGCTACACCACCACTAGCTCCTCTTAATTCAAAAATTCTACGCCCATCAGATGTATAGAATCCAATAGGGAGAATTTCTGCTCTACCCCAAATACTAGATACGACAAAATCAACACGTTTCTTAGACCAATTAAAATGTTGTTTAATAGGAGCACCAGCTAACTGCATATTATCACCAAAATAAAGATTTAATGCTTCATCCTTAGGTGCTTTATGAATAATAGAAATTAATTGTCCAATTTCCTCATATGCCTGTGCCTGACAAGGATGTGTCCAAGCAACGGGATCAAAATTATTATCAATACCAACTCTATTACCAATCTTATTGATAGCTAATCGTGGTAATGGTAAAGTTAATGCAGAACTTCCACCATTCACTCGGTTAGACCGAATTTCAGGAGTGCTAGCTCTATCATAACCTAACCAAGTACCAGTACTAGCATTACTATGATGATATTGAACACCATACAAGCCAGGTAAAGCTGTAGGATTAGATAATCCATCAACAACTAATACATCCGTATTTGTAGCACCTGCAATAGCTGGAGTTACCTGAATCTGCTTATTTTCTACGTCCCATTGTGTAATAACACCTTTTCCTCTAAATGTAGCTAATGTAGTATCATAAACTTGAACTACCTGATCAAATCGAACTAATCTAGCTCCATACTCAGCATCCATAACATAAGTATCAACACCACCTGATGTAGTAGCAGTTGTAATAGTTCCTACTTGACCAGTACCTGTACCTTGTAATTGTGCATCTAATTGACGTTTAATTTCTACCTTAGCCCCTGCG